AGTAGAATCAGCATTAGAAGCAAAGCCACCATTAAACACAGTAGCAGCGGTTGTGGTTAATACGCCTGTAACGAGTGCAGTGGTCGCCATGTTTACAGCACCATCAATGTCAACAACATCTAAGTTAGTAGTGCCGTCTACATCTAAATCGCCATTAAAATCTACGTTGCCTGCTACTGTAAGTGTTGTAGCCATGTCTACTGCGCCGTCAATGTCAACAACATCTAAGTTAGTAGTTCCGTCAATATCTACGTTACCTGAGATATCTAGAGAGGCTGCAATTATCTCTCCACTTGCGTTAATCGCACCATTAATATCAATCGTAGTAGCGGCAATCTGTATTTCAGTGTCTGCAACAATATCAAGCTGACCGTCTGCGCTAGAGTTAATGTATATAGCGGAGTCACGGAACTGAACTTTATCGTCAGTAGATGCCACAATATCTGTACCACCAGAAGTGTTACCATTTGCTAGAACTTCAGCTAGGGTATCTACTGTGCCAACTTGAGAGTCTACGTAGGCTTTAACCGACTGCTGAGTAACAAGTTTAGTGGCGCTATTACTTGCCATGTTGTCTTCGTCAAGAATGCCCGTGACTGTCGTTGAGTCAGCGCCCTTCATAGAGGCGAAGGTAGTAAGGCCAGTAATAGTCAGGGTACCTGCGGACATAGTTACTATGTGGTTTACTGCTTCAATTACGTTAGTTCCGTCACAGAACAACAACATGGTCTTACCGTTAGGTATGGCAATGCCTGATCCACTTGCTGTTTTTAGTGTAGCCGCTTGGCCGGAAGCATTCTTAACAATGTAAGTTTTAGCAGCGGCGGGGCAAATTACAGAAGCAGCGGCAGAAGGAGCGCCACTAGCGGCTACCAGAGACAACATAGCGCAACGGGACTCAGAAGTAGTACCATTAGCAGAGGTCAAAGTATGCGAGTTACTAGACCAAGTGTTTATTACCGCTAGTCCCGCTATGGCCTGTTCTATCATAGAGGTTATGTTGTCGTTTACTACATTGCCCCATGAACCACTAAGTTCTCCCTGTGTAGGAAGAGCTAATTTTAAAACTGAAGTGAATTGCGTTGCCATTTATTTAACCTCAAGCTATCCGTATGATAGCGGTATCTTTGTCTGCTGTAGGGAACGTTACTGTAAACGTGCTATTTACTGTTGTTTTATCTGCACCAAAATCTAGTACCGTAATAGCGTTGTTTCCAGAGCCGGATGATCTGTATATAAGTGCGCCACGAGCTGTGATGCTAGAACTACTCCACGAAGCGGTTGCAAAAGTAAGAAACGCCGTTGTGTCAGTAGAGGTTGGATTAGTAGATATTGTTAGCGACTCTCCTCCAGCGGTGTATCCTGTGCCTGATGCTTCATTAGTATTGGCGTATGCAACGGTAGCAGCATCTAAGTCTGCTGAAGACGTAAACAAAGCAATCTTAAATGTTTGGCTCGTGTTACTGCTAAAGTCCATTTCTCCATCAAGGAGAGAAACTTTAAAAGAAGTACACATTGTTTGAGTTATCGCCATCTAACTAATTCCTTAACTTACTGGAGTTCTAAACTGCCCAGAACGGTATGTATCCTGACGTAGCTTACCATCTCCAAGGTTCTTTAGTAATGCCATAGATAGTAAATACATCTTCTCGTAATTAGCAATAATGTCTGCTTCACCTTTCATAAAGCGTATAGCTTCTAATAACGCGCCGTTTAGTAACGCGGAATCAAAGTGTGTGCCTAACCAACTAGTAGCTGCGGTTACTATAGACTCAGGGTAATACCCGTAGGTGTGCTCAATTACATAGTTAGCGTCAGGAGTTGGAGCTAGTTCTAATTGAGTTGCAACACCGTTAGATGCTAGTCCTTGGTAAGAATAAAACTTAGGAAGCCCCCTATTAGCAACAGAATCAACGGGGTACGCCTCACGTAAGAAGTTACCATCCTTGTTTAGCAAGAACGAGTACGTACCATCGACAGCAATGACGGCTATGCTATAGGTATACAAGAAGTTGGTAGGCAGGCTTAACAGTTTAGTTCCATTTGCCAATGGCCCGTCATCTACTATACGAAGCGCAGGTAGCTGAACCGAACTATATATCTTCTGCTCTGCTTGTTTCGTAAACATAGCAAGTTGATCTGCTGTGAATGTAGTCTCGCAGATGTCTTGGATATTAGTTTTTAGTTCAGTATAGTTCATGGTTTAAGCCATTGGCCCTCTAGCGTACAACCCTTTAGTAGCCGCGCCAGTACCACGTACTTTGACCTTGCCCCCTTTTGAGTAGCCCATCTTAGCCATACCACCGCCAGCCATCATCTTAAAGTCTTCGCCGGAAATCTTGCCGTCTTTGTTTTTGTCTAGTTTTGATTGCTTACCAGTCATGCCACCCATTGAGTAGCTCATCTTATTTTTTACTTTCTTAGGCCGACCTACTTGTGACCCATATGTTCCTTTACCTTGTGGCATGTTAATGCTCCTATGAAATAGTTACTGTTACTTGCCCTACACTGCCAGTCATTACTAGTATGTTTGGCGTTAAGTTGTAAGGATCGTTTCCTCCCCCTACAGGGTTCCAACCCCACTGAATGTCTCTACTACTAGTATTTCCTGAATCTCCTAAACTCTGGTCTGGGCGAGGATCGCGTAATGCTTGTGGATCATCTACAGGAAACTCCCCTAACTTCAACTGGGGATGATCTCCATTCCAACACTCAATACAGGCTTTTATGTGAGTATTCTTGCCCTTTACTACTAAATCTTTTAGTTCTCGTAGTTTGTATTGAAACCCGCATACATCACAGTATGCTATAGCCCGCTTACCAGAAGCGAATCTATTAGCCATTACACATAACCAATACGAGGTACAAACCTAGCAGAAGTCTTTTCTCTATCTTCTCCTGCGGCAAGCTCGAATTGCTCGTCGTATACAGCCTTTAACATTGGTACGCGATCCATCATCTCAGGAAGTTTCATAGCTATATAATAAGCCAAACCCGCCACTAAACAAGGGAAAAATCTAAAGTTCATGTCCGCAGTCTGTACACCACTGCCCGCGTCTTGTATGCGGCGCATACGCCAGTAGTACAATTTATAATCATTGTTGTCTGGTACAGGCCATACGTTAACTAGTGGTGCATCACGTAATCGCTCAATATATAACTGTATGGGCCTACCTTGTGATAACTTGTTAGGGATAGAAGCGTAGGTACTCACACTAACACGATTTATAGTAAGGTCAGTTTGAGTAGCTACGTTACCGCTGCCTGTACGTATCTGGTGTTCTAGTAAGTCTATGGTATCTGCTGGTAAGGGATACTGCGTCTGTCCCTTAACTAAATCAATGGAGCCACTATCTATAGTCCACATGTTGATTCCACGGTTCTGCCACTCAATAGTAAGTAGGTTCATAGAACGTCGAGCGGTGCGTAGATCATACCCAGAACGCATCTCCCGCCCTGCACGTTCAAACGCTTCTTCCGCTATCTCTGTAAACTCCATATTGAACGAAGTAGTGGTTGATGTGGTCATTGCTACTTACTCCGCTTCTTGGCCTTGGTCTTAGCTCTAACGGAAAGTTCATTCATATGGAATAACTTTACACTTGTTTTAGTGTGAGACTTATTAGTATGGAGAGTCCCATCAGCCATTTTATGGCTAGAACCCTTGTGCTCAGTACCGTCTCTTTTGTAGTGCTTTACACCTTTCATAACTTATGCCTCTAAACGTAAAGTGTTTTCTTTCGCCTATTATCCATTACTTGTCCACAGCCTGTAGCTATAGACCGCTTACCTCTAGCAAGCCCACCCTTACGTAACTTAACAATAGCAGGTTTTGTATTCTTGACTACAGTATTCTTTGAACGTTTCTTCTTCATAGCTGTGGCTGCTCTTTCGCTTTTACTAAGGGATTGCGCTTTTTTCCTAGGTAAACATCTATCTGGATTCTTTTTGTTTTTAGACGTTCCACATTTACCTTTAATCTTCCCGTCTGTACCAATCCTAACCCAGTCTTGGTCTACCCACTTTTTAAGATCGCCCATTACTTCTTACCCTTTGATCCCTTTGCATAGTTGGGGTCTTTGCAATACTTAGATGCAGCCATGTTCGCGTACGCGGAAGGATATGTATCAAAGGTTCGCTTTGCCCACGATTTGCCTTTGGCACATATCTTCCCGCCGGATTTATAATACCTACGCATTATCGCATCTTAGCTGGACGAACGCCTTTACGAGCAATGCCAGCACCACGAACTTTGCTAGTTTTGCCCTTTGCCATACCGCCTTTCATCATCATTGGCATAGCAGCACCGCCGCTCATAGCTTTCTGAGCAGGAGTCATGGGTCTGCGTTTCTTCTTCATAGCCATCATAGTGGCATTATCCATACCAGCCATACCGCCCATGTTCATCTTCTTAACACCGCCACCTTTCTTCATACCTTTTTCATCCTCGTCTTTCTCTCCTATCGTAGGCTTTTTAATTACAGGCTTGGTAATTGCAGGTATATTTTTTGCTGCTTTGTTTCTTTTGTTAAGCAGTTTAGTCAACCTACCTTTAGCATTAGCATCAGTAGTACCTTTCCCTAACTCTTCTCGGAATACAGCAGCTTTTTCTTTACCGTCCTTACCTATATAACTCTTAAACCCTGCTTTCTTAGCGGCGGCGGGAGTTTTAAAGTCTCTGAAAGTAGGCTTCTTAGGCATCTCTTTGTCAGCAGCAGCTTTGTCAGGCGATTTAGAAACCTCGGTTGCAGTTTTTGTTTGACCACTCTTCTGTTCCATAGTTGCAGCCTTAACCCCTTGCTTGTTGTCCATACGAGCGGCTGATTCTGCTTCTTTTTTGAGGTTTACACCCTTACCAACGGTAGCAGAGTCTTGTGCCATAAAATTAGGCTTTACAGGAGAATTTTTATTTCTCTTGCTTCTAGCTATGCTCTCCGCCATTGCAATATCTTGTCTAGTAGGCTTTTTCTTAGGAGAAACAGGATTTTTCTTTTCCATGAATTTCCTAGCTGTATCGTCTTCTTTTTTCTTTTTAGCGGCTCTGCCTGTTGTGTTTGCACCGCTAAAAGCTTTTTTAAATCGGTCAAAAACACTATTGCCTGCCTTGCTATTTGCTTCTCTTTCTTCCTTACGTTTCTTGTTAGCATCTTCTCTTTTCTTGATTCCTGCCTTTGTCTTTATTCCTTGAGCAGCGAGTCTTGCTTCCTTTCTTTTCTTTGCTTGTCGTTCAGCATAGTTTAAAGCCATGTTACTTCTCCTAACATTTCCAACGCTTACGTGCTTGACGTAGCCTTGAATTGGGGTTTTTAGCAGCTTTTGGGAACCGCTTCATTTGTCCTGCTGAACGCGCACAATACGACTTACGTCTAGCAGCTCTTTTACCTTTCGGCTTACTCTCTGTAACCGCAGTCTTTAGCTTAGAACCGGGGTTATTACGCTTGTACTTAGCTACACCTTTGGCGGTCATGCCCGCGCCAGACTTAGTAGGGCGTTTATCGCCACTACTAATGGACATACCTTTCATGCCCGTGTCTTTGCGAACCGTACCGCCTTTTTTGTAGTCTTTACGCATAAAATACAGTTATGGAAGATAGAGTAGTCTGTACATATAACACATACCCTCCACCTATAAACAACATACCATCATCGGGAATGTCAGGATATTCCGTAGTGTTTGCTGCTGCACAAGTATTAAACTGCATACGTAATTCACCAGCATCAGATGCCTCACGGAAACTAATAGTACCTGCGGTGCCTGTATTTACTGCGTACATTCCTCTTAGCCTCATACGGCCTCTAAACATAGGAGCAGCAATAGATGTGCCTGATCCTGCGCTTACATTACCCGCAGGATTACCTACCGCAGTAATAGAGGCTATAGTAGCGAAGTGTGTAGTTCCAGTAGCAGTACCTGCGT